TTTTTATTTAAATCCAATTTCTTTTTTACAACAAAAAGGACAAACTTTGGACCCCGCTCGAAAAGACCAGTATGAAAAACAAGCAGAAATAGTAAACGATGACTGGCAACGGGCCAAGCAAGCTATACAACTTGTAAATGAAGGACAGGATCCAGGGGGTTTAGATTTAATTGATCCAAGTGATCCTTCTTTAGGTAAATGGAGCGAGCAAGCTTATCGTTACGGTTTTGACGTTAACAATAAAAATCATTTTGCTCGGTTGCATTATGAAACTAAAGGCAACCGTAAGGATTACAACTTTGATGGAGCACAAGATAATTACACGATAGGTCAAATACGCTCAAAAATTTATGAAGATATTTTCCCCGAGCTTTTAACTCAAACCGAAGGAATGAGCGGTGTGTTTGGTGAATTTATTACACCGGAGGAATTTGCATTTGAAGCATTGCAGGGTGTAGAAATGTTCACCGATAACGAGTTTCAAGAATTATTAGATTCGTTTGGGATCAGTGATTTTTCTGGAGATGTTGAAGAACTACGTGAAGTATTACAAGATGCTATTAGAGGCGGAGCTGCTCTCGATATTCGAGAAGGCATCAAATATTTAAATGAAAAAAGAAAAAACCAACACAAGAAAAACTGGGTATCACTTACATTCAAAGAGAACAAGACTATGAAACGGGAGATTTTCCGGCAGATACTCAAATGTATAAAATGTTTCAATCTGCTGGTTATGCCGGCACTGAAGATCAATTTTTATGAAGAATTTTTTCCTTGATGTAGACAGAAAGGAACAGGCTTTTACTTAACCAAGGCAGGCACTGGGGAATCTTATGGTATTGATTTTCCGGTATTTATCGGATCCTTATGCAGCATTAACATCGATTTCAAATCTGTTTCCAGAGGATGAGGAAGAAACGGATATACTTAAACAAGAGGATAAAAAGCCCAAAACAAGTTATTTCCAAACAGGGTTAAGTGAAGACCTTTCTAAAAAGTACAAATTTGATGAAGACCCTCTTAGTGATGTGACCAGTTTCCTTAATTTCTAATCATGGCCGATAAAAGAAAAAAAGCAGCTAAGGCGGCTAAAATCGCAAAAGATAAGATGCCGTGCAATAAACCCCGACGCGATGTTCAAGGCGGAAAGAAATCCGTGGTAAAAGCTTGTGAAGCAGGGAAAGAAAAAATTGTGCGTTTTGGCGATGCCAATAATGGAAATTAAAACGTTAGACGACCCTCAACGACGTAAAAGTTTACCGTGCGCGTCACAAATGCGATGAAAAGAAAAGTAAACTAAGTGCTGGCTACTGGTCTTTGCGCGGCCTGGTAGGCGGTATGCGAAATTCAAAAAATTATGTATCATATAACTAACTGTGTTTAGTATCGATGTCCGCTTATTTACGGGCAATAAAAATCATCAAAACTTTTGAAGGTTTTCATGAAAAGGCATACGCCGACCATGTCACAGGTGCTGGACCTTACACGATTGGTTATGGCACGACATTTTATCCTGACGGATCTCCCGTAAAACAAGGGCAGTGCTGCACCAAGAAAAAAGCACATGAATACTTGTTATCAGAAATAACAGTAATCAATGAAGAGTTAAATAAAATTAAGAATTTGTTTAGATTTGTCCATGAGGGAAGCATTGGTTTCTTTCATACATTCGGTGGGGTGGGATGCTTTTTTATTATAGTGAGATAATCGACCATACTAGAGGGCTGGGCGTTATAAGAGTGTTGTGCATGAATTATCCCGATGGGTTTTTGGTATGCAGAGAACCAGGTTATCGGAGGTTTAATTGAGCGGAGACGCGAGGAAGCTGCGCTATTTCTTGAGGAAATCAATGAGTCCCCCTGGTCCTCTACTGAAATTTTGCTTTCAGCTTTTCGCGTGTATCAGGCAGCACCTAATCAAGTACGTGCGATTCGACAACTTGAAGAAATGATTAATCCCTATATCCTGTCTGAGTTTGCTAACAATTTCCACATGGAAAAGGATGATTGGTGTGGGCATCCTCCTGACGAGTATGGTCTTTTGTTAAGCGATCTGGAGTAGAATTAAGACAGTTGCAGGGTCTACATGGATCGTTCTGTTGAACCTCGGGAGTTTGAGCTTCCTCTTGAGCTTCAGTTCTCCATGAAAAAGGCCGAGATCCACGCCAAAGATTTGACGTGGGACGAGCTTTATTGTGCGTTGTTAAACCTGTATCATCAACGACTGATGGAGTGGAGTGCCATCAAGACACTCCTTGCCGACGAAGAAGTTCAGCTTGATTTTGATGTTCCAACCGACTTAGAACTTGTGGAACTCGCCACTGGTTTTAGCATGATTGATGACGAAGAAGACGATGACGATGGAATGCAAGTTGCTTAATCAAGACCACCATCTAAAGAACCAATCAGCCTGTTGAGATACCAGCGGGCTTTTTGTGCGTCTTTGAGTCTATCCCCCTTGTGATTCATCCTCCACAGATATTTGATTACATTAGCTTTACAAAAACCTTGGAATTCCTCTTCGGTCAAAGCTGCTTCCAATGCTTCAATGCATTCGATAGGACCTTGAACGTAATGCGAGGGATTGTAAACCTGATCGTTGACTTTTGGTTTTTCTTCGATAGTTTTTGTGGAGGCCCAGGGAACAGGACACACGCCTCCAGGGCAGTCTTGAGTTTCGATCACTGCATCAAACCACGTCTTCGAAGGCTCATCAGCATCTCCTGCTGAGTTGCTTCGCCCAGATCGGTCATCATCAACTGTCCCGTCGGTCGGGTTGCTTTGCCCGAGATCATCCCCTGCTCCAGAGAAGGAATATAACCCGTGGTCCCCGCACGATTCCCGTGTTCCCCCTGAGGAACCATCGCATTGGTTACCGCTGGATCCGTGCCCGTCATGGGTGCAAGTTCCTTCCCGAGATAGTTCCCCCGCAGAACCGACGTCTGAGATCCGGGATACCTCGCAATTTCCTGACCTTGCATCGCTGCAGGCGACTTCAATACAGGAGCGTTGTTTCCGTCCAGCGCTAGGTTGTCCCTCTCGTACCCCGTCTCGCATGCCGAAAGACCGTTGTTGAATTGATCATATAATGCCACATCCGACCGTTCGTCGTCAATGTCTGCACCAAAGGTACATTCATTAATCAAACGATAAAGTGCTTTTATCTTGGATAAAATCACCCAAAAAAGAATCTACTTCCAGCATGTATTTTGTTTTCTATTGGTCATTGTCTACTACAATAATAACAGGAGTCTTACTTTGATAGCGTGAGAGATTTTAAGTTTCCATACGAATCAGATCAAAGATATCTTGATGATACCGAGAAGGAGTTGAGTGACTCTACTGTTTTACTGTTCCCAGAAAAATCTTCTCCTCCAGTACGTGAAGCAAGTGCAAGACGTTATGTAAGGGCTTCAAAAGCAGCTGGAGAGTACAAAAAACGCTCTGGGTATGCTGAGCCCACTATTAGGGGCAAAACACCGGTTAGAGAGGCGATTTTTGATGTTGAATCCTTTGGATATCCCTATGGGGGAACTGTTACACCAAGCCAAAAGGGGACACTGGGTCCCCCGGGAGCTGGTGGTGTCAATCGAATGCGCAAACCCAAACCCAGTGTCGGTAAAAGCTTTGCTCCATTCACGTTTTTTGAGTAATTAAACTTTTGAAAACACAACACTTTTCGGGTTGGTTTTGATACTTACCGCGTCGTTTTGCGTAATGGGTTTCGCATTCTTTCCCACGATAAAACATGAGCTGGCAAATGCCTTCATTAGCGTAGATGCGATTCCACAAGCCGGTTGCATTGCTAATTTCCAGAGTTAAATATCCTTGCCACATTGCTTCTGCAGGCGTAATTGCCACCATTATGCCAGATCGTGCGTAAGTTGATTTACCTAACAGCAACAATAGTCACATCTTCTGGTACCTTTAAACGTTCTTTTGCAAACGCCGAGACAGTAACCATAAGGCGGCAATAAAAAATAAGAACCATTTTCATTTTCATGAAGATCAGCAGGTTTCAGTACTGAGGGGTTGAATTGTTTTGGGTCGCAATCACCGCTATCTACACCACCAAAAATTAAACATTCCTTTGGCGAGAGCCTAATATCATAACCATAAGAACCTAATCCGTAGCTAAGAACTTTGCGGCCTTCAGTTTCGCGTACAATATGATCCACAAAAGGTGTGATCATTTCTTTCTCTTCAGAAAGTTTTCTGATTTCCCAGTCAGCCAGGAGTGCCATTCGTTGTCTGTGACGCGAATCAAGCCTAGCAAAGAATTCTGCCTTTTTCTGAATAGAGCTCAATAAAATTTTCTATAGCTTCCGTCGGGTTGTCGTTCGGCGGTAAGTACACAGCAAAGGAGGTGCAGGTTTGGTGCTCGCCAATGCCTTCGCTTGTGTTTTTGACAAGTTTTGGGACTGTCCTGAGGATGCACACCGGGAAATCAAAAATTCTTTGTTCGTAACGAAACATATCAGGGCAGTTGCTGAAATACAAAGCATGTTTAATATCGCCTTTTAACCATGTTTTATATAATTTTCGCCACCATACCGCATGGGAAGATACCAATGAACCTGCATAAGATCTTGTTTTCTTCCAGCGGTCCATTTTTTTATCCCAAAAGTATGTACCACTGGGCGGAAACAGATAGACAGTCCCCTCCCATTCGACTTCATTCAGCCCATCATCTGTTGGGGTTAGATAAAAAATCTGCCTCGACATAAGTATTAGCAATTTTGGAACTTGCTACATCTAATTCAATGCCACCAAGAAGAGCATGTAGCTGAGGCGACCAGGTCATAGTTAGAGATTAACTCCAGGTCTTCTCTATGTCTTATTGATGCGTCCTGTTGCCATTTTAAGAAGTGAGTTGGTTTTCAGCTGCTTTACTATTAGTCTATTTGGAAATTAGCGAATGCCGTTCGAGTCATTAATAATGTAAGCTGCTGTTTCTTGCGGATCTACTTTGTTTGCAGCAGTTAGAATGCTTTGGAAAGTCTCAGCAAGTTCTTTTGTTGTTTTCTTTTTTCGCATTGATTAACTGCGTTGTTCAGTTCTTCAAGTGTCATATAAAAAATGTTGTTGTCCTGTTCAGGCTGAAAGCAAAGGACCCCTGGTCCCAGGGATTCCCAGAAACGCACATACTTGTCGCCCATATCACTCAGAATAATTTTAATGGTTGTATCCAGCATCTTTTCTTGTGCCGGATCCCAATTTTTACCCAGAACGTTTAACAATAACTTTTCTCTGCGGTTCATAACAATCCCTGTTTTTTAAGATGTCCAAAATTTTTTGCTCAGGCTTATAGATTACCACTAATTTACCCATGACGCCTGTGCGTCTTTTTACTTTACCATTTTCATCTAACATTTTAGAAAACTCATTACTTCTTATCAGGTATTCTGCTACGCATCTTAATCTTCTTTTTAATTTTAAGTCAGCTTTGGGGAAGCGTCCGCAAATTGTATCCGGCTTCATATCACTAAAGGCAAGACGCAACTGGTTGGCCAGAGTAAGACTGGAGTTTTCGTCGTTCTCTTCAAAAGTTTTGAGTACGTTAAGATAACGTTTCAAGCAGCCGTCATCAAATGAGCCAACAGGCGGCACAAAAATTTCAACCTGAGGTATAAGCGAGACAGGCAGAAGCTCTTTGTAGTTTTCCAGCGTCACTTCATCAATATCAAAGCTGCTGAATCTCAGACGTTTATCGCGGGGTTTTGTCATGAGAAGATACGTACATCGGCTTAGTCCCAGTGCGATGATCTTGGAACGTCAGCTTACGGTTTTTTTGAAACGAACGGACTAAACTATTCCAAGGAATTCGGACAACCCCCTTACGACTAAGGTCTGGAGAGATGTTGACGTAGTGAATTCCTTCAATCCAACCACGCTCAGGATGACGGTTGCCGATTGCAATCCAGTTTCTAATGCTTTGCTCGGAACAGCTTAATCGCTTAGCACATTCTTCAACACTGATGTATTCATCCGCAAAAGCATCCGGATTCATCATATCAGTTTTTTCATCCTTGAAGCGTTCTCCCCAGATTGCAGATAAAACATGCTTGATGCCTCGCAGCTCCCACGCAACGGCGTCAATGCTTTTAATAAAACTTTTCATGATGAAAAATGTTTTGTATGATGCTAGTGTAAAAAACGAAAAAAAGCATCCCCCATGGAAAACCAAATACCCATCAAGCACACCGCCGTCACGTCCGGTGCCGCCAACAAAAAAAAAACCACTCAAGCCAAAGGTTTTGTAGATGCCTGACATGAAACTGAAATGTCCAGCAGCTGGGAGGAGCTTCGCGCAAGTATGCAGAAAGCACGTATGGAAATCCCACAGCAAATGCCTATTCCCCAACAACAGGCAAGCGCCCCAGTGGCTCCCACCCCTGTACAGCAGCCTATACCGCCTCAAGTTGTTTATGTGCGCAGGAATTTTAACAGTAGCTGAAATTTTGGTTATGCTTGCCTTATCCTGTGTATTGGTTACAGGGGTACAGTTTGTTGGTGGCAAGCTCCTAGAAATTTTTACCTCGAATCGAAGTTCGAGTGAAGTAATGGACGTTTATAATAGTAGATAAGGCATAAAATAGTAACGTGGCAAATAGACGAATAACGGATTTCCCTTCAATTTCCGGATTGGAAATTGCGGAAAACGATATTTTAACGCTGGTTAAAATCTTTGAAGTTTGATCCGTCTCTTCGTAACAAAAAGATCACGTTTTACGGAGTTTTAGAAGCTACCTGAACCAGTATTACCCCCCTGGTTCAGGTGGCACATTTAGTGGTGATATTTTAATCAACGGTGATTTAACCCTGACACGGAGAGGTATTTTCAATGACATTTCCGCATCAGGAGATGCTACCTTTAGCGGAATTATTGTCCAGAACAATGCAACGGTCAGTGGTACTGTCAGCGGCTTAACTCTTAACTGGAACCAATTTACAAGGCACCAATGTCAACGCTGTAACTGTCACAGCTACAAATACTGTTACAGGTATCACTGCAAATTTTACAAGTGGTAACTTCAGCTCTCAGCTGTCTGGTGAGACAGTCAAGTCTGTAACAGCTTCTTCAACCACTGGTACGTTTACCAGTTTAACTGGCACGACAACCACGGGTGTTACAGCAACCTTCACAACGGGAAACTTTACAGATCTCATATCTACAACACTAACTTTGTCGGGTATCACCATTACTGGTGATGCTGGTATTAGTGGCACACTCACAGCAAATAATGTAAAACGTTACCGGAAACACTTTCAGGTACAACTATTACAGGTACCTCTGGTAATTTTGTAAACGTTGCAGCTGATTCTGGTGTTTTTACAGATGTTTCAGGGACCACCATAACAGGTGAGACGGGTCTGTTTTCTGATTTTGATGCTGTATCTGGATATTTCACTCTTGTAAGTGGTGCCACTGTCACAGGCGTGTCAGGTTCATTTAGCTCAGTTACATCTGTTTCGGGCAACTTTACTCAGACAATATCTGGTCCATCAGCATCTTTTACTACAGGTAACTTCACAAACGTAACAGGGACCACTGGTACATTCACGAACTTATCTGGAGGAACGGTAACAGGTGAAACGGGTAACTTTTCTTTTGTAAACGGAATTAGTGGCGTCTTTACCAGTCGAATTTCAGGCGTTACCATTACAGGTACGACGGGTTTATTTGTAAACACACAAAGCACTTCCGGAAGTTTTACCACAGCGACTGGTATTACTGCCTCATTCACTTCTGGACTGTTTACCCAAGTAACAGGTGCCACCGGAACTTTTACCAGGGTAAGTGGTGTCACTGTTACAGGCAACTCAGGTGCATTTACAAATTTAACGGGTTTAACTGCGGATATTAGTGGAATCTCCGGTGAGACTTTAAACTACACAACAGGAACTTTTGCGACAGGAATTTTCACCTATGCAAGTGGGGCTACGGTAACAGGTAATTTTGTTCGGGGTATTAGCGGAATTTTTGATAACATACAAGCAACAAACATTGTTTTCTCGGGTGATGAAACGGTTTCCGGTGATTTCTTTGTAAGTGGTAGCGGCGTATTTGGCTCGGGTTTATTTACCTCTGGAACTATCAGCGGAGATACTGTAACAGGAACATCGGGTGAGTTCACAACACTTACTGCCGTAACCGGTATTTTTACTTCAAGCTTGTCAGGAGCAACTGTCACTGGTGTGTCAGGTGAATTCACAACTCTTACAGCCGTAACTGGTATTTTTACAAATCAAATTTCAGGAGCAACTATAACTGGTGACACGGGAAATTTTTAGCGAACTGAATGCTATAAGCGGTATTTTTACGTACCAACTTATCAGGGGCAACGATTACGGGCGTAACTGGTCAGTTAACACACCTAGATGTGATCACTGTAAACATAACCAACCCTTCTGGTTCCGGTATTGCTTTAACGTGTTCAGGTGTTGTATCTGGTGATGCAAGTGGTTTTATAATTCAAGGACCCTTGGTCATATTACCTTAAGAGCAAAATCGGTTAGAATAAAATGAAAACCAATTAGAAAAAAAGGGTTTTAAATGACACAACAATACGGTACTGTCAAAAGTTGATAACATCACTTTTACAAGTGGAACGGGCGGTTCAGAAATCGACGTAACCCTTGTTGTGTCGGGTTTAAACGGTATCAGTAATTCTTCCATTACTGTAACCGGAAACGTTTCTGGTGAAATTGCCAACTTTATTTCAGGAGTATTTACAACTTCCGTATCAGGTGCAACAGTTACTGGCGATACAGCGCAATTCACAACATTGACTGGTGGCAGCGCAGGTTTTACTACCGTAACCGGCACTACTGTTACTGG